TTCCGGTACTGCTGGCGGCTCCGTAATCCCCGGTACTGCTGGCGGCTCCATGATACCCGGTACTGCTGGCGGCTCCGTAATCCCCGGTACTGCTGGCGGCTCCGTAATCCCCGGTACTGCTGGCGGATTTTTTATCCTTTGTAACGTGCTCCGAGTTCTCTGGAGTAGCTCTCTCAAAGACCCATTCGATAGCTTTTTTAATCAGCTCGGGCAGTTTTATTTCGGTTTCTATCGTGATCTTTGCCGAGGCTATCTTCGTGTCACCTGAGTGAGTCTTCATCTCGCCGCCTAGAGAAACCACGGCAAAAACGCTATCGGACGGCGCGTAGTAGTTAAAAACATCCAGCGGATACTCGCAGGAGTGAAACCCGGACTGACAGGGCTCGACACGCCCTTGGTGCTCGTAGGTTTGGCCGATTTCGTACTGAAAGTCTCGGCAGGTCCAATCTTTGTTGAAGCCCTTGTAGGCAATTATTTTTTTTTCTTCGCTCATTGATTTCTCCAGTTATCGTTTTTGTAAGTTAATGATTACTCCTATTTAAACATTGATTCGAATATTTTTTGTCGCCCCCAGGAGTTCTCTAGTTTATTCTTCAATTCTTTAATCATTGAATCATGAATCAATGTGGTTAATTCCGATGAGAATTTAGGAACCATTCCAAGCATCCCATCCTTATTTTCAATAAGAAATAAATTGATTTCCGGGATAATTTCTTTAGCAATGAAATCCTCGACTGTTTTAGCAACCAAAGATGACATCTTATTTTGAGCTTCTCTTATTGCTTGGTTTTTGAATGATTCTTTTATTCCTTCCAACACAGAAGGCAAGGAATCGGTTAGTGCTTTTTGTATTTGTTCATCTGAAATCATATTATCCTCCGGTTATCGTTATGAAATGCCCCGACTCTCACGGGACTGCTGTTTCATGCTAGTTTTAGGCCGTAGCCACAACAGCTAAGAGAAAAGGCCATGTTCATCATTACGACTGGGGACTTTTTTCCACTACTATGACGCCGTGCTAATAGGCGGTCTACCCTCATGGCTTATCCCTAAACGCTTCTTGCTTTAGCTTGCTCATCGCCTTGCCGGTCACTGGTGTTGATTATCAGCCCTAGAAACCATAATCTCACAGAAGTCCCCATGCGTAATGATCCTGGCCTTTAGCCACGCCAGGGCGGTGGTAATGCTGTTCGTCTGCCGATGTCAACTGTCACAGACTTGGCGAATCGCTAAAAGCGTAACCCGCATTGCTCCATTGGTATTCTTATGTGTCAGCTCTAAAAAAATCCCCCGCTGTGTTAGCCGGGGGGAGTGTTGGCTAATGGAGCAACCTGTTGGAGATTATATTAGCATTGTGATAAAATAAGTCAACATCTTTTTTAAATCATTTTGATAATATATTTTTATGGACATGAAGCAGTTTTTGAAAACCAGCACAAAGGGACAAAAAGAAGCCATGGCTAAGAACATGGGCTCCAGTCTGGGCTATTTTTATGAACTATCCAGTCGGCATAGAATGCCGAGTATTAAATTCTGTAGGCGATTGATCGCTTTGGATTCCAGATTTACTTTGCGGGATCTTAGGCCGGATATATTCGAGTGAAATGCGCAGACTGCCAGCTATTCCGTAGGGACACGATAGGGGATGGTTCTGGAATTGGTACGTGCCTGGCGTATGAGCAGTTTAGGAAGACTCCACGCTGGGAGGCCGCTTACCGACGTCTCGGCGGCTATGTGTTCTACCCTATGGCTGACCGGATTTGTGAGCGATATTTAGCCAATCGATTAGCGCCAGACTGGCTGCCTCCCAGCCGAGGGCCACGCACACGAAGCATCCCTGTGCTGCACAGGCTTCCAGAAAAGCTAACTGCCCATCTTGCCATTTAGACTTCCGGTGATCCCGGCGCTTGAGTTCGCAAACGAACGTAGGACTCCCGCAAATAACGATGTCAGCAGCGCCCACGGCAAGCCCTTCAGCCTTATGCTTAGCGGCCTGGTAGTACGTGCGCTGCCCTTCATTCCTGGGATGTAGGGCTATCCTGCCAAGTTCTGGATAATTCCGTCGTAGATGCGAGAAAAACGTGATCTGCTCATCGGTCTCAGACGGGCAGGCGGCGCGGTAGGATAGGGAGCCGTAGACTCTTGGCTTAAGCCACTCGGGAAATTTCATTCTTTTTCGGCTCCTCGTCTGCCGGTAGGTTGTAGCCGTAGACTCGGTAAAAATTCGAGTCGGTTTCTTTGCGGTACATGATCGTTTCGATGCCGTTTTCTAAAGCATCCTGGTATTTAGTATGATCCCGCGTGTTGTATCTGATCCATATCGTGAAATGCCGGTACTCGGTCACAAAATCTACCTTGAGGCACTCGTTGCCGGATCGGGCGATATGCGGCCTTGCAACGTAGGACACCACCCGGTCGCATTGAATTTGGTGCGGGTCTTTTTTCATCTGGCGAAAATCCGCCACAAGCTTCGAATTCGGATCTATGATCTCTGCCTTGCAGACGATGCAATAGCGGGCCGCGATATCGTTCTCGGCTTCGCAGGCTGGGCAAGGCTTGAACGTCCATCGGTAGGCGCACTGGCTGTAGGTGTAGGTCGTTGGATTCAGCGTGAAACCCTGGCAGCGCCTTCCAAAATGCGCGGGTTCCGGCCCGTATTCGGTCATGCAGCGGTAGCCTTCCAGGTCGATAAAATAGCCGTTCTCGTCAATGCTGCGGCGTTCCTCGTTTTTGACTGCGGCAAACTGATTCTCAAAACTGCACGTCGGGCAGATGGCATGGACAATAGCTCCGCTCGATTCATATTCCTTAACCTTGATTTCCGGACTGAACACGTCGCCATGCGGAAAATGTTCGTCGATATTATCGGCATAGTCCAGGATAAGAAAATGATTCTTCCCAGAATAAAGACGGGTTCCACGGCCAATCACTTGAATTAGCAGCCTGGCGGACTCGGTTTTTCTAAGTAGGCAAATCACGTCGGCATGGGGATAGTCGTTGCCGACGGTCTGCGTATTGATGTTGACGATGTATTTTTTACGCTGATGATAGAAGTCCGATTCTGCCTGTAACCTGGCTTTCTGGTCCTTGCTGGTAGCCAAACACGACAATTCCGGCGGCAAGCTGGCCATGATCTCCTCGCAATGCTGCTGAGTCGATCCGAATATCATCACGCCCCGGTAACCTTGGGTCTGCGCCACGATATCAGCCACAATTTCAGAGGTTAGCCGGCCATGCCCAACAAATGCTTTATCGACAGACTCCGCTGTATATTGACCGTTTTTCAGCACTAAGCCTGATGTGTCGTAATGATCGGAATGAATCGCGCCGACTAATGGCTTGGTCAAATAGCCTTGCTCGATCAGTTCGTGCGGCTTGATCTCATAGGTGCAAACTTTAAAATACGGGTCTTTCGTCTCGGTCTGAACGCCGTTCTGATAGTGACCTTCATAAATATAGCCGGTACCGGTACGGTACGGGCTGGCGGTCAGGCCGATAACACGGCAATTCGGATTTCCCTTCTTTAGATGCTTGATCAGCTTCTTGACGGTCGGCGTGATGCAGTCGGCCTCGTCTATGATGATAGCGCCGACGTTGTTGAGTTTGTCGGCGCTGTTTAGTAGCGTTTGCGTCGTGCCGAACACCACGTCATGCCGTAATTCTTTCCGCTTCAGCGAAGCGCAATAGATGCTGGCTTTCAGGCCATAGGATAAGTATTTTGCATGATTCTGTTCCACCAGTTTAGCGCGTGGGGCTGTACACACCACGCGCTTTTTTGACATTTCCCAAACCGATTTAGCCACCATCGAGATAATCAGCGATTTCCCGGAACCGCATGGCAAGACGAGCACTTGCGGGTCCAGGCTGCGCTTCATGTGCTCGATAGCCGCCTGATGCGCATCGGTTTGGTAATGGCGGGGCTGCATTGATTACCAGGGTATATCCGAGTCGTCGTAGTTTTCTTCTGTCTCGGCTTGGGTAGGCGCAGGCTCGGCAATCTCTTTGCTCTTGGCCGGCGCGACGGCGGATACCCAGTTGCCGGACTTGCCGTTAAACTCCCATATCATGAGTTTTAGGATCATGGGCTTGTTCAGCAGGGCGCGGGCGAGGTCCACGTCGTTCGGTTCGCGCTTGAGCTTGACTAGATGCCCGCCGACGTTAAAATCAATCGCAGCCAGCATTTGCTTTGCTTTTTGCGCCTTCTTTGCGTCGGCATGGTTCACCTGCACTTTCTGGAAAACCTTCCTGTTCTTGTAGGCTTCCGGCTGCATAATAGACCAGCGGATTTCAATGTAGCGGTCGCCCTCGTGTTCCTGCCATGCCACGGCATCCGGTGCGGCTAATACGTCGGTATTGTCCGGTATCAGTTCAAATTTTCCGCCGCCGGTTGAAAATTCGCCCGTGCTAGGCGCTTCGATGTCGTCCCAAAAACTCATGGTTGTGTCTCCTTAACAGGGGTTAATAAAACTTTTTGATTTTCTTTGATGCCTTCCAACTGCGCATGGTAGTTTCTCGGAATGGCAAACCAAGTTTCTTTCAGTTCATCGAGCGTTTTAGTCGCTTTAATTTTTTCAATGTGCTCAAGGTACGGATCTTTTCCAGACTCCAGCCAATTTAGCAGGACTCTTCCGGTTTCCTCGGTGATAGGCTTCGGATCTTTATCCACGAACAAGCCGGTGCGATCTTTCGACGCATTGGCAAAATGGCCGTCGTGTATGATGTCCAAAACTACGGTAAACTCGTATTCGGTGCCGTCCCGCTGTTCTGATTTCATGCCAAGTTTAACGATTTGTTTTCTGCCGCTGGCCCCTTCCTGCTGCGCGGTTTCGGTCTTGCTGCGCATGGTAGCTATGATGTGCATCCGGCTTTGAAGAATGCGGTCGATAAATTTTCTGTGACGCTCCCCGGTTTCGTTCCATGCGCTCCAGGTATTGCCACGGAACTTGGCTTTGGCGATCTCTTCATTAAGCTCCAGACACCCGCCCTTTCCGCTCCATTCATGGGTAATCGAGTCGATAATCAAAGTGCCATATCCGGCTGATTCGGCGGCGTCGATGGCCTCAATAAAACGTTCCGGCGTGTAGGGCGATTGCAGCTCCAGCACGTCGAAATCGACCAAGTTATCGTAGAGACTGGCGGACCTGTACTCGGTGTCGATCACGGCTATTTTATCGCCAATCCCCTTGGCAATCAGTAACGCGCCATAAGTCTTGCCGGACCCGGCTGGACCGGTAAGCGCAAGACGCGCCTTGGATTTTTTGCGCTCGGCTTTCTTAAATTTAAATGTCATTTTATTTTCCTCTTAATCAACGTTTCGAGGTTGCTATTTTATACGATAGTAGTATGATGTCAACATGTTTTTATTAAATAAAAAGGTGATATTATGACAGCGGATCAAATAAGGGCGGCATTACAGGATAGGAATTTGAGTTATATATCGAGGGTGACCGGGCTTAGCTGGGACGTGTTAAGAAAGTTCGCAAAAGTTAAGAGTTATTATCCGAAGGCGGATTTTATTGAGCGTTTGCGCCAGTATCTGGAGACTGGGAAATGATATACGACCAATTTCTGGAGGCCGGCTATCCCATATTCGGCCTTCACGGGATCAGCGATGACGGCTCGTGCGCATGCGAGAACCCACGCTGCGATGCGGCGGGGAAGCACCCGGTATTAAAACAGTGGCAGCATTCACCCATCTGGAGCGACGACCAGCTTGAAGTCATGCACGAAACCGGGCAGTTAGCCACCGGCTATGGCGTCTTGTGCAATGGGCTGATTGTTATCGACATCGATCCGCGCAACGGCGGCAACAAGAGCTATCAGAAACTGGCGCATATAGCTGAACAATGCCAGTTTGTTGTGGCGACGGGCGGCGGCGGAAAACATTTGTATTTCAAAGCGCCGGAAGGCGTGGCGCTGGTGTCTCACCTGTCGGCGTACAAGGGCATTGATTTTAAATCCAATGGCTACGTGGTAGGGCCAGGCTCCATTCATAAAAGCGGTAACCAATACGAAGTGCTGATCGGCTCGCCGTTCGATATTACAGACGCGCCGGAAGAATTGATCGAGCTGTTACGGAAACCGGCGTTCAACCGGACGGAATATAACGGCCTTAACGTCGATATTAAAGATTCCGAGATTGTCGATATGCTCGGCTACATCAATCCAGACTCAAATTACGACATCTGGATCAGGACGGGCATGGCAATCCATAACGTAACGGCGGGTACGGGGCTGAGCTTATGGGATGACTGGAGCGCTAAAGGGAGCAAATATAAAGGCGTAGCGGATTTAGATAGCCACTGGCACAGTTTTGGGCGTTCAGAACGTCTGGTCGGCATTGGGACACTGATTCATTACGCGGAGCTGGGCGGCTGGTCTAGGCCGGTCACGTTCGAACCTGAAACCCAGTTTGAGTTCGTGGAGCCGGCCAAGCCGACGCCGCCGACGATTGATCTGCTCAGACCGCCAGGATTTGTTGGGGAATTAACCGAGTGGATTAATAGCCAGTGCCGCTATCCACGGGAGCATTTAGCGGTGGCAGCAGCACTGGTTTCAGTTGGCAATATAGCGGGGTTGCGCTATATCGATGACGTAACTGGAGTAACGGCTAATTTGTTTGCGTTCTGCGTGGCAGGCAGCGCAACTGGCAAAGAGGCTATTAACCAAGCTATTACTGAGATCCATATAGCCGCTGGGATCTCCCAAGCTTGTCATGGGGATATCAAGAGCCAGCAAGAGATTGTACGAAATTTAACTCGGCATCAAGCGAGTTATTATAATCAAGACGAAGTTGGAATATTCTTAGAAAAAATAAATAACGCAAAGAAAAAAGGAGGCGCCCCCTATCTTGACGGCGTTATCGGGGAGCTGATGAAAGTTTACAGTAAAGCCAATGGATATTATTTAGTTTCTGGCGATGTGAAAGAAGATGTCCGTCGAGCATTGCTAATGGAGCTATCCAAGGCGAAAGATGACGGATTGCCGACAGAAAATATAGTGAGGGCACTTAATGAAATTGAAAAAGGCATAAAAAATCCGTTTGTCAGCTTAATCGGATTCACTACGCCAGTGACATTCGATGCCTCGGTAAATTACGAACAGGCAACAAACGGGTTTATAGGGCGATCTCTTATTTTTCATGAGAAAGACACTAACCCAAAAGGAAAAAAACGATTTAAGAAAAATCCTATGCCCGAATCTTTGGCGATGACTTTAGCCGCACTACATAATCAAGGAGTTTGTGAGGCAAAAACAGGCAGGGTTGAATATTATGGAAAAATGGCAGAAATAGCCACAACAGACGAAGGTAAAAATCGCCTTGAAGAAATTGAAGATGAATTTTATGAATTATCAGAAATGCATAAAAATAAAACCGGGCTTGAGGCGCTGGCGAGAAGAGGATTTGAAATGGTATGCAAAATTTCTTTTATTTTGGCTATTCCATCAGGACTAAGAACGCTAGAAATGATTAATTGGGCATCCGCTCTAATTTCTCGTGATATAGAAGAAAAATCGAGGCTTGCTTATGCAAATATCAACGAAAAATCAAATCCGTTAGAAGCATTATTAATACGAGTACTTAACAAACTTGATTCAAACAATGGAATATCAGCCAGTGCTATTTCATCATCCATGCATAAAGGACCAAAAGGCGCTCAAGAAATTACTGCCGTACTTGAAGAATTGGAAAAATTAGGAAAAGCAAGAAAAGTAAAACGAATCCATTCAAAAAATAAAACAGAAGTGATAGACTGGTACAGCACAGGTTAATTTTCTTTTCTAATTTTCTTAGAATAAGAAGCATAAGAGATAGCATAAGAACGTAACATATTGATTGTAGAAAGAATAAGCAGAATAATAGAATAAGAGGGGGTGGCATTCGAAGAGTAGAATAAGCAGAATAATAGAAAGGCAGGCCTCTTTTTCTATTATTCTTCTTATTCTACATAAAAACAATAGCTTAGAGTCTTATTCTGCTCTTATTCTGCTCTTATCCTAAACCCCGTAGCTTAACGGCACGGGGTTTTCGTGCGCTTGGTAGTGGCTACCCCTTATAATATAAAAAACAATATATATCTATATTTATCAATTATTTATATATATCTAGGGCTTATAACGAATGAGTTTGGGCGTTAGAATAAAAACAGTTGACATAATCTCGGCAAAAAGATAAGATAGCTTAAACTCAAGCTGATCATGGATAAATGATGAGCGACACACTCGAAAAATGGGAACAGGACGCTGATGCAGGTAGCCGCTCTATATGTAGAAACAAAAGGGGTTTATTTTGGCTTGGATTGCGTAGATCCTTGGGATATACAGAGAGACGCCAGGAATTACACAGGGCCATGGCCGGTTGTAGCGCACCCTCCTTGCCAGCGTTGGGGTCGATTCTGGCACGGGAGCACCCGCAAACCTCACCAGTACGCTATGGGTGATGACGACGGATGTTTCGCGGCGGCGCTGTCTTCGGTGAGAAAATGGAATGGCGTAATTGAGCACCCTTGCGATTCGCATGCCTGGCGTCATTTTGGCCTGGCTCCTCCGGCACGACATGCAGGCTGGCAATCGGCAGGGGACGGTATCGGATGGACCTGTTACGTGGAACAAGGTCATTATGGGCATATAAGCAGGAAGCCAACATGGCTATATGTTGTTGGATGCGACCTTCCGGATCTTGACTGGACAAAAGGAGAGCAGCGCCTGCACCCGATAGCGCTTGAGCGCTACGGGTATGAAAAAGCGCGCAGGATTGGCATGACGGCAATGATAGGCGGGAAAAATAAAACTCGAATCAGAAATGAAACGCCCATAGAGTTCAGGGATATTTTAATTAATATGGCCAAAAGCGGAATTAATGCAACTGAACATCACGAACATCAGCAACGACGAGATTAACTATTTTCTCGGCAAGCTGGGCATCGAGAGGCACAACGGGGATTTGCGGCACAAGAAAACAAACACCCACGTCGGCTGGATCTGGCAGGTGTATCTGGAAATCGATTTCGAGAAATTGAAGAAACTGGAGATAGTGAAGATATGAAGATTAATTTTAGCGGCATCATCAGCGTTGATATTCAGGAATTTGCCGACGTGTCGCCTCGGGAGTCACTCGAGGCGTATATGGATTTTCTGGAGCGGATCGGGAAGGCTGCGGCGGAATTGGCGACTGAAGCCAGAACATCCGAGAAAGCCAGGCTGGATCGTCTAATTCATTTTTGCAATACGGGGGAGTTCGATGGGTAAATATTGGCATGATGTGCTGGTTGAAATCGCTATTTGGTTTGAGGTCTGGCGCAATCGAAGGATTAACGCGGATCGTAAACGGAGGGGGTTGAGATGAAAAACGCGGTTATGAAAATGAATGATGTGGTCATGGGCAGCGGTGTTGCGATTGGGCTGCTGGTGGTTGGCGTGCTGATGGCAATCGGTATGATGCTGTGGGAGATCGACCGTGGTTTTAACGGGGGCGAGGAATGAGCCGAAAGATTGACGATCTACAGCCGGTAGTGGCGGCGATGTGCCGGGAATTTATCAAGCGGTGCGACGAAGCGGGTATCGATGTCATTATTACATCGACATTGCGAACGATGGAAGAGCAGGCGGCGCTGTACGCCCAGGGAAGGACAAAAGCAGGTCCGCGGGTGACGAATGCGAAGCCGGGGCAATCATGGCACAATTGGGGATGCGCGTTCGACTATGTTCCGATTAAGAATGGCAAGGCAGACTGGAACAACATTTTGACCTTTGCAAAATGCGGCGAGATAGCCGAGGCCGTTGGGCTGGAGTGGGGCGGTCGTTGGAAGATGAAAGACTATCCGCACTGTCAGTTTACCGGCGGAAATACACTGGCGCAGTTTCAAAATGGGACGGCTGATCTTGGTAAACTAGTATGACCTGCGCGTGGCAGTTTGTTATAGCGCATCCGTTTTTAACTGCGCTGATGATAAAAAAGTATACACGGTCTATTGACTTTTTGTAATAAATGTATATACTGTTATCAACGGTTCAGAAATGGTCTGGATCGAATAACCGGAGAGCAGAAATGACAGTAGCAAGCGATTTCGTAAAAAAATTGAGCAGAAAAAACTCTAACTCAAAAAAAATAGAGAAAGAGATGATCGAGACTTGCGCCAATAGAATTTATGGCGAACCAAGGTACGAACAGGGATGGGGAGAAATAGAAATTTGGGAATTTAGTGACAGTTCAAAAGTGTCATACGACGGCCGCGGATATATCGAGCAATGACACACCACGGCGGAAAGCGTCAAGGAGCAGGCCGCCCGCCTGCTCCGGCAGAACTCAAAAAGCGGATGGTCAGCATCCGCCTCCCGGAATGGCTACTCAATTGGATGGACGATCAGCCAGAGACAAACAGGGCTATCTTGATCGAGGATGCGCTTAAAAAAACGCATGGTATTGAGCCGCCAAGTGACGCATAACGCTGAACTAAGGCGCGCCGCCGCTGAACTTTAAACAATACCGCGATGCTTTCCGGCGTCGCCTTGAGTGACGGGTTATATATAATGACGAAAACAGAGAGATTTATAGCCGCTACAACACTAAATATTGCTGACCCAATCCAGTTTGGAGCCGAAGAGTATTGGTGCGCCATGAAGGTGCTCGATGACATGAAGGTAGCAAGGAAGCATAATGGGAAAGAACTATCGCTTGTCGGACGTATAAAATTAGCGATCGGGAAATTTGAAAATGATCGATGACTGCGAGAAGCGAGAATCCAGGCTTTCAGAGTGGGATTGTAGCTTTATTGAGTCCATCCGCTCTCGACTTGAGCAAGAAAAGCCGTTATCGACAAAGCAAATCGAGACGCTTGATAAAATATGGGAAAGAGCTACTGCTCTGGGATGATGTATAACGCAGAGCTAAGGTGCGCGAGCGATAGCGGCGGCATCGTTGATTGAGGGGCTGGTGGTTTTAATTTTAAACGGGAGACGGAAATGATTGATATTATCGCGCTGATTGGCCAAATCATTCGGCTGAAATTCAAGGACTCATGGCGCTACGATGCGTATTGCACAAGTTTGGTGGTGTTTCTGATTGTGGTCATTGTGGGGATTTATTTGTGAGTTATAAAATCAATTGCAATAACTCGGAATGTCCCGAGAATCATCGGTGCCATACGTTCATGGCGGAGCCGAAAGAGAACCAGGTTTATGAACGGTTTCAGTGGCGTCGGTCTAAGGACAAATCGCGGGACACGAGAAAGGTCTGTTTTGGATGTGACCACTTCATATCGATGCCGGAAAAACTGGTGGATTTAGGAATTTTGAATGACGATGAATAAATTGGTGGAACAAGACGAAATAGACGCGCTCTGCGATGAACTCAGGGCCGAGTTGATGCTGTACAATGAGCACGGCGGCGGTGCGCAGAACGAAGCAGCCTATGCCGATCTGAAGCGGCGGATTGACGACCTGGCCAATCGGCTGTTGTGTCCGTGTAGGGGTTGAATTGTAGGTATGGCGCTGACTCCAAAACAGGAAAAATTCTGTTTAAAGTACATCGAAACCGGAAATGCCTCGGAGGCATATCGGCAGAGCTATGACTGTGAACGAATGAGGCCGGAGACTATAAAAAGAAGCGCCAAGGAGTTGTTGGATAACCGCAACATTGCCACAACTATTGAAAAATTGAGACAGGAAGCCAAGGATCGTCATAGTATTACCGTAGACGACATCATAGCCGAATACGAAGAGGCAAGGCTATTGGCCAAGAGTTTAGAGAAGCCGTCCGCTATGGTATCAGCTACATCCGGCAAGGCTAGAGTATTGGGGTATGATAAATTGATTGTGGGTGGAGATGATAAAAAACCATTGACGGTAAGGCATAATATGGACGCCCCAGCCGCGACAGTTGAAGAGATTAAAAAACTTTTGGACGCCGAGAAATCCGGCGATAGGATCATGTGATAGATGCTGCCAGAACGCTTGCGTATCATGATCTGTACCGATTCGTCCGGTGGATGTTCAAGGCGCAACGGAATTATTTGTGGATGGAGGCCAAGCACCATCAGTTAATATGCGATGCGCTGGAGAAAGTCTATCGGGGAGAAACGAAACGGTTGATTATCAACCTGCCGCCCCGGTATTCGAAGACGCACATTATCAAGGCGTTTATCGGCTGGACATTGGGGCATCATCCCGACAGCGAGTATATTTATACCAGCTATAGCGGGCGACTGGCAACGGCATCATCCTATGATGTGCGTAACCTGCTTTTGGAGCCGGAATATAAAGCGATATTTCCAGGCGTTGAGTTGCGTGAAGACAGCAAAGCGAAAGACGAATGGCGGACGGTTCAGGGCGGCATGATGTATGCAGTTGGATCGGGCGGAACGATTACCGGCTATGGTGCCGGCAAGCACAGGGACGAATGGGGCGGGTGTATCTGCATTGATGATCCGCAGAAGGCTGACGAGGCCCGAAGCGAGGTGATACGTCAGAATGTAATCGATTGGTATTGCGACACTCTGCAAAGCCGGGTGAACAGCCCGAAAACGCCGATTGTCTATATTGGGCAACGCTTGCATGAAAATGACCTGGCCGGCTGGCTGTTGGCCGGCAACACGGGAGAGCAATGGGAGCATCTATGTATTCCGGCGATTACGGAAAATGGCGAGGCATTGTGGCCGGAAAAACATAGCATTGAAGAACTGCACAGGATGCAGGATGCGCTGCCGTATACGTTCGCCGGGCAATACATGCAAAGGCCGGCGCCGGCTGATGGCGGAATTTTTAAGCCGGACAACATTCAGACGATTGATGAAATACCTATTCAGCCGATCCAATGGATCAGGGCTTGGGATTTGGCCAGCACCACGGACGGCGACTGGACCGCAGGGCCTAAGCTGGGCCGATTGGCCGACGGGCGTTTGCTGATTGCCGACATGGTGCGGGTTCGGGTCGGGCCGGACGATAGGGATAGCGCCATGCTGAATACCGCGCGGCGGGACGGCAGCCATACCATCATCGGCATTCCGCAAGACCCGGGACAGGCCGGCAAGACGCAAATAGCTTACTTGACGAAAATGCTGTCCGGGTTTAGAGTCCGATGCAGCCCGGAGTCCGGTGATAAAATAACCCGGGCCGAGCCGTTCGCGGCTCAGGTCAACGTCGGTAATGTGCTGATGCTTCGTGGATCATGGAACAATGCTCTGATCGACGAGCTGCGGGTATTCCCGAACGGCACCTTTGACGACCAAGTGGACGGTCTCTCACGCGCTTACATGGAGCTGATTGGCAAGTCCATCATGGCGATTTCACCCACAGTTTTAGCGAGGGCATCAAGATGAAACGATTAATTATACTGCTGGCCATCCTGGCCGGAACAGCGCATGCAGAGCAATATTCGGATGACCCGATAGCGAACTGTCTGATCAAATCGACCGAATTTCAATTTGTCGGCAACATGCGCGATCAGATGACCTATGAAGAGGCCATGCGCTATCGCCCTGACCTGGCGCCGATTATCCACGAGATGTTCCGAGGCAGCCTGGCGATGTATTCAACAGAACAGGTGCATTCGTCCATTCAGCGGATGTGCATGGAGCAAGCGGAGAAAATGCACCGATGATCTGGCCGTTTAGAAAGAAAAAGAAACCCGAATCGGTAGCCGAAGCGCCCGCCGAACCGAAGCGCAAGAAAATCAGCGCCACCGTCCTGGCCAAAGCCTCTGAGAAAAAAACCGAAGCCATACGGCAGTTCGAGCCCTATCAGCCGCCGCCCGGTGTTATCCCGCCCGACAAAAAGGCCCAGGCGCTGGCAATGGACGAGACGCCGTATGATTACATCAACAACGCCTATGTCAACAACCACTTCCCAGGCTATCAGTATCTCGCTCAACTGGCGCAGCTCCCGGAATACCGGAAGATGGCAGAAATCATTGCCGAGGAGATGACCCGGAAATGGATCACGCTGACCTCGACCGGAGAGGACGATAAGACCGACCGCATCAACCAAATCGAAGACGCGCAAAGGCGGTTCAAGTTGCGATCGCTATTTCAGAAAGCCGCAGAGTTGGACGGGCTCTATGGCCGAGGCCAGATTTATATCGAACTGGACAAGCCATCTGGTGGCGTCGCATCGGAAGATCCGGATGAACTGCAGGCGCCGCTGTTCATTGCGCCGGCCAAGATCAAGCAGGGGGCATTAAAGGCGCTCAGGCTGATCGAGCCCATATGGACCTACCCAGGCGCTTACAATGCTCAAAACCCCTTAGCGCCGAACTACTACAAGCCCAGCCTCTGGTATGTGATGGGGAAAACGGTGCATGATTCCAGGATGCTGACGTTTGTGAGCCGTCCCGTGCCGGATTTGCTGAAAGCGAGCTACAACTTCGGCGGCCTGGCGCTCTCGCAAATGGCGCAGCCGTATGTTCAAAACTGGATGAGGACGCGTGATTCGATCAGCGATTTGATCCACTCGTTCTCGACCAGCGGCCTCCTGACCAACCTCAGCACGATCCTGTCGGGCGGTGCGGACGAAGGCATATTCGACCGGGCCGACCTGTTCAACAAGCTGCGCGATAACCGGGGCCTGATGCTTCTGGATAAGGACACAGAGGAGTTTTTCCAGTTCAACACGCCATTATCCGGTCTTGACGCACTCCAGGCGCAATCTCAGGAGCATATGTCGGCGGTCTCCGGTGTGCCGCTGGTTAAACTGCTCGGCATTACGCCGTCAGGGCTGAACGCCAGTTCGGAAGGCGAAATTCGGGTGTTTTACGATCACATTGCCGCGCTGCAGGAGAAGCTGTTCCGCGATCCGTTGACCAAGTTGCTGAGCATCATCCAGCTCTCGGAGTTCGGCGAGATTGACCCGGATATCACGTTCACGTTTGAGCCACTGTATGAACTGAACGAAGTCGAGAAGGCGCAGGTACGGAAGACCGACGCCGAGACCGATAGCGTGCTGATTGCTTCCGGCGTGATTGCGCCCGACGAGTCCCGTGCCCGCATTGCCGCCGATCCTGAATCGGGCTACAACGGGCTGGATTTGAATGTGGAGATCGAAGACCCGGATGAAGAAGACGAGACGCAGACCGAAGCCTAAATCAAACGACCTGATCCTGCCGGCCATCCATCCGAATGCCGGCATCGAGGCTGCATACCGGAAAAAACTGCTGGCCCTGGTCGACGAGATGCACAACAGTCTCGTCTACTGGCTGTCGGCGTCCTATCGGGCCAACATGGCGCAGGATGCCAATCCGGCGGATGAGATGGTCAAGCGAATGCGCCGATTGGGCGATCAATGGCAGAAACGATTTGACCAAGGCTCGCTGAAACTGGCCGAGTGGTTTGCCGGAACGAACCGGTCCTACACCGACGGCACTTTGATGAAGATCCTCAAAGACGCGGGTATTGCGATTGACTTCAAGATGACCGAGCCGATGCGGATAGCGTATTCGTCAGTCTTGCATGAGAACGTCGGGCTAATCAAGTCCATAGCCGAGCGACACTTAAGCGAAGTCGAGGGCTTGGTCTTGCGTTCAGTCCAACAAGGGCGTAACCTAGGCGATCTGGCCGACGAGCTGCAACGGCGCTACGACCTGACCCGGAAGCGGGCGGCTCTTATTGCTAGATCACAAAACAATATGGCGACTTCGACAATGAATAGAGCGAGACAATTAGACTTAGGGATCGAAGACGCTATTTGGAAACACAGTCATGCAGGGGCTAAACCAAGGCCGAGTCATGTAAAGGCTGATGGAGAAATTTATAAAGTAGCCAAAGGGATGTATCTTGACGGCGAATGGGTGCTCCCTGGCGTTCTTCCGAATTGTAGATGCACGTCCAGGAGTCTTCTGCTTGGTGTAAAGAGGATGTCGGTTTAACCAAACATCGCAATACTTGACACTATAAACTTATAGTTTATAATTCAGGCATCATGGTTTTAATCGCAACAGGACCGTCCCAAACCTTGAACGCCGTTGTTACCCTTGCCTTCGACCGCTCGGCCCGCACTTATGACGCGGACGGGCGGCTGCACGTCGCGTTAACCAATATCAGCAAAGCCACCGTCAATCCTTATTACGGTCGTGAAATCCCCGGCTATAAAGACCTCGGCCTGGACGCCGACAAAATCTATCACCTCCTTCGCGCACCTGAAGAGCTGGCCAAAGGCTCCGCTTCGTTCAACAACATTCCTCTGCTGTCCAAACATATCCCCGTTTCCGCCGATGAGCCACGCAAGGAGCTTGTCGTGGGCAGCACCGGCACCGACGCCGTTTTCAACGAACCGTTTCTGCAAAACTCCCTGGTCGTCTGGGACGCCGAGGCCATTGCCGGCATCGAGACCAAGGAGCAATGCGAGCTGTCGTGCGCTTACCGCTATATCCCCGTTATGTCGCCGGGCGTCCATGAGGGCATCGGCTATGACGGCATTATGACCAACCTAATCGGCAATCACGTTGCTCTCGTCGAAGTCGGGCGGGCCGGACGTGACGTAGTAGTTTCCGATGAAGACCCTTTTATCCATTTGGAGAATGAAATGAGCAAAGAAAAAAAGGCTCTCGAGGACTACCTCAAGCCGAAACTGGCCCAGGATCAGAGTATCGATCTGGCCGAACTATTGAAATTATCGAAGCTTGCGCTCGATGCCGAATCCGATGAAGACGACGAAGAGAAAGTCGCTGAGGATGAGGACGAAGAAGACGATGAGGACAAACCGGCGGAAGACGAAGACGACGAGGAAGACGACAAGGATTCCAAAGCCGCAATGGATGCCGCGATCAAGCAGGCCAAGGCCGACGCGGTGAAACAGATGCAGGCCATCCGCCAAGCCGAAAAGGACGTGCATCCGATCATCGGCGACATTGCCGCGATGGATTCCGCCGAAGCCGTCTATAAGCTGGCGCTGGATCATGCCGGCGTCGATACCACAGGCGTGCATCCATCCGCCTATCCGGCCCTGGTCAAGATGCACCTCAAGAGCCAGCAGGCACAGGGCAAGAAAGCCGCGTTGGCGATGGATTCCGCCGGTGCGACTGAATTTCAACAACTGTTCCCGACTGCCGGGAAGCTGAAACGGAGCTAATCATGGGTTTCCAAACATCAATTAATGTTCAGCCCGGATTAGCCAAACCGGGCGATTTCGCCTCGAGCAATCCGCGCTCGTGCGTACTGGCCGATGCCGGCGGCTTTGTGGCGGGTACGGGTGGCGTCACCGTCGGGCGTTTTGCCTGGACCGATAAAACCAACAATTCCAAAGTCGTCAATGCCGGCACGGGGCTTCCGCGTGGCTTTGTCGCCAACGAACTCCAGGCGCTGATTACGACCTATTTGGCCGAGTCCTCGTCTGTGATTCCAGTGGGCAGCCCGGTCACTCTGTACGATCAGGGCGATTTCTGGTGCGTCTCGTCGACTCAGGCCTTGCTTGGCCAGAAAGTTTATGCCAACTACGCTACCGGTGCGATTCGCACGGCTGCAACGGGTACGCCGTTAACGGGCGGTTCTGGGTCGGCATCGTCTATCGCGGCCAATGCGACCAACACATTCACCGGCTCTATTGCTCCTACGTATTCGCCATCCGGCGTTGTCGATAAGACAGTTCTAACCGCTTCAGGCGTGACAGGAACAATTGCTATTGGCTCGACCATTTCCGGGAGCAATGTGGTTTCTGGGACTACCATTGTCGAGCAGCTATCGGGGACCGCTGGCGGCGCTGGCACTTATGCGGTTTCGATACCGCAAACGGTGGCCAGCACTACCATTACCGGCGCTTATGGCGTCTTGACCGTAGGCGGAACCGTTACGGGCTCTTTTGCCGTTGGCAATGTTTTGTCAGGTACCGGCGTGGATGCAGGTACCGTGATTACCGCATTGGGCACCGGCACCGGCGGCGCAGGCACTTATATCGTCTCAAGCGCCACTGTGGTATCAAGTACTGCTATCTCTGGAACGGGCGACATCGAAACGAAGTGGTACGTTGCCAGCGTGGGCGCCGCCGGCGAACTCATCAAAATCTCAAGCTGGGGGCAGTAAGCCATGAAGCAAATTAATCACTCCGAACTGGCCAGACACGGGGTCTTTATCCCGCAGGCCAAAGGCTTTTTAGAGCCCCATGAATTGGCGATGGACTTCTCCCTCGCGATGGATGCCATGCCTACCATGATCACTACCTCGAACGCTGGCATCCCGGCGTTTTTGACGACGCTGGTCGACCCCGAGATGGTGCGCGTGCTGGTCACACCGAACAATGCGGCCAAGATTTTAGGCGAGACCAAAAAAGGCGATTGGACCACCCAAACGGCGATGTTCCCAATGATTGAGTCGACCGGGGAAGTATCCAGCTACGGCGATTTCAACAACAATGGCTCGGTCGGTGCGAACGCGAACTGGGTCAATCGTCAATCCTACCTGTATCAAACCATTACCCAATGGGGCGAATTAGAATTGGATCGCGCAGCAGAAGCCCGGATCAACTACGCTCAGGAGCTGAACATCGCTTCGGCGTTGATCATGGATAAATTCCAGAACAACACCTACTTCTACGGTATGGCCGGTCTTCAGTGCTACGGACTCTTAAACGATCCATCCTTGCCGGCATCGATTGTGCCTAATACCAAAGCGGCCACCGGTACGACCTGGGCCGTGGCGACAGCGGCGGAAATTTACGACGACGTGGTCAAGTTGTACACCCAGTTGGTGACTCAAACAAAAGGCATTATCGATCGTAAAACCTCAATGGTCATGGCAATGTCGCCCGAGATCGAGGCGAACCTGACCAAAACGAATCAGTACAACGTCAACGTCACCGATCAGATCGCTAAAAACTTCCCTAATCTTCGCATCGAAACAGCAACCCAGTACAGCACGGCCGCCGGCCAACTGGTCCAGTTGTTTGTCGATAAGATCGACGGCAAAGACACGGGTTATTGCGCGTTCAACGAGAAGATGCGGGCACATGCGGTCATTCCGGATGTATCCAGCTTCAAACAGAAGAAAACAGGCGGCACCTGGGGCGCGATTATCCGCTACCCTGTCGCTTTTGCATCAATGCTGGGGGTTTGATGAGTACGGTAACTGTAGGCTGCAAACTCCCAAATGGTCTGGTCATCGAGCTGGACGAGCAGCGCGTCGTGCTGAACGGGTCTAACTCATCCAGCATCATTGGAGGCTTCGGGATGACCGAAGTCAACAAGCCTTTATTCGACGCCTGGTTAGCCAAACACAAGGATTATGAGCCCGTTAAACAGGGCTTGATCTTTGCGCAGGAAAAGCCCGCGAACGCTCAAGCCGAGGCCAAAGACAAGGCTAAACTGAAATCCGGGTTTGAGGGGCTGGACCCTAAAAAGCCGGCTGAAGGCATCGAGCCTATGGATATGAAATAAATGGCCGTCGTCGTCTTTGATCCCGCTGCGTTCAAGACTCGGTATCCCGAATTTTCGACCGTGGCCGACGGGACGCTGACGGCGTATTTCTACGAGGCGACCCTGTATCTGAACAACTCGGAGTCGAGCTTGGTCACCGACGTGACCCAGCGTTCCGTACTGCTGAATATGATCGTGGCGCATCTCGCCGCGCTCAATTCCGGCGTCAACGGTCAGGCTCCGAGTCAACTGGTCGGGCGCATTACTCAGGCTTCCGAGGGCAGCGTGTCGGTTTCCTCCGACATCGGCCCGGTCTCGAATACCGCCGCGTGGTGGATGCAGACGAAGTACGGCGCGTCCTATTGGTCTGCGACCGCACCTTACCGAACAATGCGCTACCGGCCCGGGTCCAGCAAACTCCAGGAGCGCACATGGCTTCGGTAACGATTTCAGGCGGAGACCGGTTACGGGGACGACTGGATGAGATTGCCCGGAAATTGGAAACGGCCAAGAAAGTGTCCATCGGCTATCTAGCTGGCGCGACCTACCCGGACGAGAATCACACGCCCGTGGCGATGGTGGCGGCGATCCAGAATTTTGGTGCGCCTGGGGCGGGCATTCCTCCACGTCCCTTTTTTACCAACATGGTGCGCACTCATAAGGACGAATGGGGCGAGGATTTAAAGCAGGCGCTGGAGGCTCAGGATTACGATGCCGAAAGAGCCCTGGGCACAATGGGTCTGCTGATCAAGGAAGAGTTGCAGGACTCGGTACGGGAAACGTATGAACCGCCGCTATCCCCGGTGACGGTGATGTTGCGTGGGATGCGTTCGGTCGGAGGACCTGATTTTCGGGTCACCGGCGCGACCGTGGGTGAAGCGGCGCAACGGGTAAAGGAAGGTAAGACGAATTACGGCGCCAGCACGAAGCCGCTAATCGATACCCCGGCGGCGCATTTGCTCAACTCAGCCGATTACACCGTCGAATGAACCTGCATCAGATCGTTAGCGGTGCGGTCGGGGCGGTGAATCCGCCGACGACCATGACCATACGGCGCAGCACCGGCTACACGACCGGCACCGACGGGACGCAGACTCCGACGTATTCGGACGTGACGACCACGGGCCAAGTGCAGGAACTGTCGAGCGGCGATATCAAGCGGCTCGAAGGGTTGAACGCTCAGAATGTGCAGCAAAAAGTGTATCTGAACGGCAACTACGAGGGGCAGTTCCGGGCGCTCGGCAAGGGCGGGGACTTAATTAAATTCGGCGGCCAGACGTATCTGGTGACCGCCGTTCTCGAACGCTGGCCGGACTGGTGCAGCGTGGGAATCACAATGCAGCTTGATGGTGCTTAGAAATGATCAATACGCCGATTTATTATCTCGATGCCAGTGGCCAGGCTGTCCCGGTAAGCGCAAATAAACCAAAGCAAATCGTCATCACCCGCCCTGGCGACACGGCTGCCTATTCTATCAACGATGCCGTCGGCGATATCGGCGGATCGGCGATTTTTGAGCTAACCGGAATAGGTGATAACAACGCCCTGTTTGTTTTAACTCAGGTTGATTTGATCGTTGACCGCAACAGCGTGCCTTCTGGTATGACGGCCGGATTCGAGTTGCATCTGTTCAAAGCCTCGCCAACTGCTATCGCTGACAACGCAGCGTTCTCAGTTGGAACTTCCGATCGGGCAAAATGGCAGGGATTCGTTCCACTGGCCTTGCCGACTGTAAGCAACGGGACGCTATCGAGTTTCAATGCCGCCGATAACAAAAACGTCCAGCTGAGCGCAACCGGCAGCCTGTTTGTCGTGCTGAAAACACTGAGCGCTTACACGCCTACGGCCAGCATGATCAAGTGGCTGAACATCTACGGGATGAAAGTATGATTCCTATGCTGATCCCTGCCGTTCGGCAGATTTTATTCGGCCAGAGCCTGGAAAAGAAAGTACAAGCTATTGTCCGAAGAAACGGAATAGCCATGTATGTGCCTATTCCTGGAGTTACGTGTTTCCAGGATTCGGCATGTACAATACCGGCAGTGGTCGATGATCCAGTTGGAGGGCTGAAAGATTATCTTGGACTTTATCCGGCGACTCAGGCGACTTCTGGATATAGGCCGATCTTGCGTGGTAAAGTTAAGAATCTTTTAAAATATTCTAATGATTTTAGCAATGCAATATGGCAACTACAAAACGGCATTACTCAATCTTTTGGATTTAGTGATCCGGATGGAGGAAATGAAGCAACAAAATTAACAGCCTCAACGGGAACATATAGGCCAACAATAAAAGTTAACAGTAATAACACTGGTATTATTCTGACAATAAAACAAATTCAGAGTATATACATAAAAAAAATAACAGCTTCAACATGCCAAATACATTGGTTTGAGTCAGGGGTAAATACTGGTATAGTGGTAGATCTAAATAACGGAGTTATTACTGGAGGGGCTTTTGGAGATGCACTCCCAGAAAAATATTCAATAATCACATTATCTAACGGTTGGTATAGAGTTTCATTCTCGATAACTCCATCTACAGCTAATAGTTTAAATATTATGTACGATGGTACTCCAGCGGCGGGTTCCGATTTATTCTATATATATAAAGCTCAATTAGAGGTAGGATCTGTTGCTAATCCCTACGTCCCAACAACTTCTGCTCCCGCATCTTCATCCTATGGTCCTTATTGGCCGGATTTCGATGGGGTTGACGATGTTTTATCAATATCGGGGCTAAGCGCATTTACTAGCGCAGCCGTGATTAAATCCGTAAAAAATACAGGATATTCGATACAGACAGAGCAAGATATTTCCGCTGGATATTCATTCAATACTAAATTCTCGAATGCGCTTATGCTGGCAAAGAGTACGCCATCGAGCAGTGAGTTAGCGGTTATTAAAAAATACTTCGACAAACTAGCAGGAATAACCATATGAGCACCTGGAATAATTCAGTAGTTCTCATCGTCCCTATTGCCAATCAGAATATTGCGAAAGAAATATCCCGCGCACTTGACCCGGATATCGGCGGTTATAAAGCTTATGAAACCTATTTAAGTGCCGATGGTGCAGAACCAGCAACGCATTGCATTTATGGAACACCGTGCCAACAAGAATTCTTCAACAATGTGCAGTTCTTAAATAGTTCTGAAGTTCCCATTGCTACCCGCTCGGGCGCATTAAAGCAGATGGTCGATGCAGATTATGCGACTAGATGGCCGGAGTTTACTGCGCCAACATTCGCGGAATGCCAGACTTTTCTTGAAAATATCCAAGTTTTTTCGGATACGTCCTGGGATTTTGCGTTACAGGAGTCGGGACTACAAGTGATTCAACCAGTCGTGGAAATTTAAAACATGGCCGCCACCTACGCCAACATCACCGAAACCAACGCTTTCACGGCGCTACGGGCGTTCGTGCTGGCTTATGTCGACTGCGAAGTGATTAGGTCGCCTGTAAATCGGGTCGCGATGCCGAAAAACGATTTCATCGCGCTGACTCCGATTCGCCAGACCGCACTGGAAACCAACGCGCACGCCTACACGGCGACCGAGGAAACCGTCAAGCGACCGACTCAATATACCATCCAAGCAGATTTTTACGGCGCCCGCGCAAGCGACCGGGCGCACACGATCACGACATTGTTCCGTGACGAGATTGCCTGTCAGTTTCTAGCCGACTCCGGCTTCGACATTCAGCCCCTGTTCGCCTCCGACCCTCAGCAACTCCCCATCGTCACCGGCGAGGAGCAATACCTTGAGCGATGGACGGCGCTGTTCGAGTTACAAATGAATCCGATCTTGACTCTGACCATCGAGACAGCGAATACGCTGGCCGTGGGCGTGCTCAACGTCGACCGAGAATACCCTCCCAATTAGAGGAAATTTAAATGTCAATACCAGCTACTCAAATCGTGCAAGTCAATCCGGGGGTTCTCTCCGGGGGTGGAAGCGCCATTCAAATGAACGGCGTCATTCTAACTTCCGATACCGCCGTGCCGCTGGGCACCGTGCAATCGTTCCCCAGCGCCGCGGCGGTGGCCGCGTTCTTCGGCGACAGCTCGACCGAGGCGACTCTGGCTGCCGTTTATTTCGCAGGACGGAACAACGCAACGAAACTGCCGGGCCTCTTGTATTTCGCCCAGTGGAACACGTCGGCGGCAGCATCTTATCTGCGCGGCGGCTCGCTGGCGTCGATGACGCTGGCTCAGCTCCAGGCATTCAGTGGCACGCTGACGATCAGCATTGATGGCACTCCAACAACTTCCGGCACGATTAACCTGTCCGGTGCGTCGAGTTTCTCGAACGCGGCGGCGCTGATCGAGGCCGGGTTTACTACGCCGGCCTTCTCCGTTAGTTATGACTCGCAACGAAATGCGTTCAAATTTCTCAACGACTCCACTGGGGCAACATCGACTATCACGTTCGCTACCGGCACACTGTCGACGAACCTGAAACTGACTGCTGCAACCGGCGCCGTCTTGTCCCAAGGCGCCGCCATTGCAACGCCCAGCACAATCATGAACAGCGTGAAATCGCTGACTTTGAACTGGGCCACATTCATGACCACAACCGAGCCGGACGCAGCCACGAAAGTTCTGTTTGCATCCTGGGCCAACGATCAGAATAACCGATTCGCCTATGTGATGTGGTCGACAGAGGCCGCGGCCATTGCAACACCCGACACCACAAGCTCGGCGGCTCAGATCATTGCCGCCGGTTACTCGGGCACCGTGCCGATTTATGTTAACTCGACACTGGATGCAACGGCGAAAGCCGCGGCGTTTTTCCTCGGGGCAACGGCAAGCTTGGATTTGAGCCGGACCAATGGCCGTATCACCTATGCGTTTAAATACCTGTCTGGACTGACTGCGAGCGTCACCGACGAGACCATCGCGACGAACCTCAAAACCAACGGCTACAACTTCATCGGCACCTATGCGACCGCGAACGACAGCTTCACGTTCTTCTATCCGGGTTCGATCACCGGCGATTACACGTTCGCCGACGAATTCATCAACCAGATTTATCTGAACGCGCAGCTTCAACTGGCGCTCATGGTGCTGCTGACCGGCGTCAACTCAATCCCGTACAATAACGACGGGAAGACGTTGGTCCGGGCCGCTTGTCTTGACCCGATTCTGGAGGCGCTGAACTTCGGCTCGATTCGCCGGGGCGTGATTCTGTCCGAGTCGCAAAAAGCCCAGGTCAACAGCCAGGCGGGATTGGACATCGATACCGTACTGACGAACGAGGGATGGTATCTCCAAATCAACGACGCAACGGCCCAGGTCCGGGCGGCTCGGGGCTCGTTCCCGATGACGCTCTGGTACATGGACGGCGGTTCGGTGCATCAAATTGTCCTGGCTTCCATCGTCATTCAATAAGGAGACGCGAAAATGGCAACTTTAACCACGGCAAACAGCGTCTTTATGATGGGCGTTGCGAACCTTTATAACGTCCCGGTCAAGATCGAGGGCTATACCACCGACGACTCGTTTATGGCCGAGGATGTCACCAATGCCGAAGTGATGATGGGTCTCGACGGCAAGATGTCGGCGGGCTACACGCCCTATCCGACCGTGTTGAGCGTGACGCTCCAGGCCGACAGCTCGTCAAATCTGATCTTCGATACGCTGCTCCAGGCCGAGAAGCTGGCCCGCGAGAAGTACGTTTTAAACGCGTCGGTTCTGATCCCGTCGGTGAACCGGATTTATACGTTCACCCGTGGTTTTATGACCAAGGCGAGCCCGCTGCCGGCCAACAAGAAGATTTTGCAGCCTCGAAAGTTCGAGATCACGTTCCAGGACATGGTCTGGGCCCCGGTGTAACGCATGCGAAAGACACTCACGTATACCGTCACCGATGAAGGGCGCGATCAGGGAAAAGCGTTTCTTATTACTGAGATGTCTGCCGCCGACGCCGAAGACTGGGCGCTTCGGGCGTTCTTCGCGCTGATGAACTCCGGGATCGATATCCCGGACGAAGTGGCAGATATGGGGTTTGCCGGAATTGCGACCATAGGGCTTAAGGCGCTCGGCAAGGTCGAGTACGCGAAAGCGAAACCCTTGTTCGACGATATGATGTGCTGCGTCCAGATCGTCCCCGATCCGGGTAAGCCGAATGTGGTCCGGTCGCTGATCGATACCGACATCGAGGAAGTAACGACCCGGCTGAAACTCCGGTCCGAAGTGTTCAAACTGCATACTGATTTTTTAGCCGCCGCCGCCCCGTCGATTACGGCCCCGATCAAGACGGCCCCGGCGGCCTGATCGAGTACCGGAACGTACCGAAACTGATTGGAGCGGCGCTATCGCATAAAGTAGCCACCCTCAGAGAGTTGCAGGAATACTACAGTCTAGAGGACGTTTATAATATGCTGGAAGTGATTAACGTGGACATTCACAATCAAAATCTGATGCTCAAAAAGGATTCGAAATAAGTGGCCACGGTCATCGACTCTTTGCTCGTAACGCTCGGCCTCGACCCGTCCGGATTCCGGCGCGGGACCGACGAGGTGCGCCGGGCACAGGATGAACTGACCGAGCAAACGCGCCGGCAGAACTCGGCACTGTCCGAGCAGGAACGGAAAAACGCAGCGGCACAGAAAGCCCGCACGCAAGATATTCAGGCCAAAGCCAAGGCAACCGCCGAGGCATTTGCCAAGATCCGCAATCAGGCAATTTCCCTGCTGGCGGTATTTACCGCGGGCAAGGGCATATCCAGCTTCACCTCGGACACGATCAGCAGCACGGCGGCGCTCGACCGTCTGGCAGATAACGTCGGCATCAGCATCGACAAGCTGGCCGGATTCAAACTGGCCGCGCAGAATGCTGGGAGCAGCGCCGAAGGCATGATGAATCAGGTTCAGAAAACCGCGCAGATGATGGCGGATTTTCAGGCGGGCCGCGCTAGCTCGGAAATCTCCGGGTTTTTCTTCCAAGGCGGCCAGGCCGACGCCTTCAAGGATACGACCTCGTTGATTCTCGCTCAGGCCGACGTGCTGCACACTAAGCTGGTCACGATGGGCGAGCAGCAAGCGATGCTGGCCGCGCGTGACATGGGCATCAGCCCGCAAGAGTTTAATTTCCTGAAACAAGGCTCCGCTGCCGTCAAGCAGCAGATGGAAGAGGCCGCTCGGCGGGTCAAAGTCACCGACGAGCAGGGCGAAGCCTCGAAGCGGCTGGCGGCCAACTGGAACAATCTCAAAGCGGCGTTTGAAAGCACCGGGCGCGAGATTTTGTTCAAGTTGACACCGGTCATCGACAAGCTGTTTGAGAAGCTCGAGCAGTTCGCCGAATGGCTGAAAACAGTCGATGTCAAGTCCTGGGCCGATAAGCTGGTCGAGGTCGTGGCACAGATTTTCGACGATTTGAAAAAATTGACCACGTGGCTGGCATCGGGCGAGCTGAAAGGCTGGCTCCAGGATGCGACCCAGGCGGCGAAGCTGTTCTTCGACGAAGCGGGTAAAGTGGTCGATCAGCTCGGCGGCTGGAAAACCGTGCTCGAAGGCTTGATCGCGCTTAAGATCGTCTCGATGGTGGCGCCGATCATGGGGCTGGCTGGCGCGTTCTCGGCTTTGGCTGTCCCCTTGCTGGCCATCTCCGGTGCGGCGGCAGCGGGTTACGGACTCGGTACGCTGCTCAATAATGTCATTCCGCAAGACTGGAAAGATAAAGTCGGCGAATGGACGGCGAAAGGTCTTGCCTTTTTCGGCAACGAAGAGGCTAAGAAATCACTGGAGCCACAGAAAGCCATCGAATTCTTTCAATCGCAAGGATGGACCGAGGAGCAATCCGCCGGCATCGTCGCCAACCTGATCCGGGAAAGCTCGCTGAATGCCAAGGCGGTCGGCGACGGCGGTAAGGCGTTCGGCATTGCCCAATGGCATCCAGACCGGCAGGCCGATTTTAGAAAATGGGCCGGGAAAGACATCCGTGAATCTTCGGTCGAAGAGCAGTTGGCTTTCGTCGATTTCGAACTTCGGCGCGGTAAAGAGAGGGCGGCGGGCGATAAAATCAAGGCCGCCTTGACCCGCGAAGAGGCGGCGGCGGCGGCTTCCAGATATTACGAACGACCCGCCGATCGGGAAGGTGAACAGCTTCAACGCGCGGCGATAGCCCGAGGATTACGCAACCGTCAAGGCAATACGCTGCTGGCGCAAAACCCGGCGCGCCAAGCGATCAACGGGCGCAACGAATACAACCAGACGGTCAACAATACGCGCTCGACCACCAGCCAAAGCGTTCAGGCGGAAACGAATATCGGCAAGATCGAGATTCACACCCAGGCGACCGACGCCAACGGCATCGCCTCGACCATCGCGCCGGCCATCGAGCGTAAGACTCAGGTATTTCAAGCGTCTTCGGGGATGTGGTGATGGCGATTCCTCCAGCAGTCTCCGTAACGACGTATCCGAGCATCCCAAGTCTGCCCGGTGTGCCTCCGGTCGTGCGCGATCCTCTGGCGGCGGTGGCGGTCGTAGCGGCTCCGGCGATTCAGAGCTTCCTGTCGCTATTCGCTCAAACCTGGGGCGTGTTCGATGAGAACGGCGTGCAGGTGCTGGAGCCGGATTCGTTTCTCGGCATCGAGTTTATCAACGCCTACAACATAGCGAACTATCCGGTTGAGAAAGGCTCGTTCGCAAGCTATAACAAAGTCAACAATCCGTTTTACGCCACGGTTAAACTAGCCAAGGGCGGCACCACCGAAGATAGGGCGGCGTTCCTGGATTCGCTCTCCGAGATAGCGAAAAGCCTGGACCTATACACCATCGTCACGCCTGAGGACACCTATACCAACGTCAACCTAGAGCAGTTCGACTATTACCGGGAAACCAAGGACGGCGCCGGCATCATCATCGCCAACTGCCGATTTATTGAGATCCGTGAAGCCCAGTCCGAACCGTCTCTGAAGCAGGCGCAGACCGGCCAATCGCCCACGTCCTCGGCGGAAATCAATTCCGGGCAGGTGAAACCGTACACCGACAGCAGCGTGGCCGCTGCCTACAAGGGGGGCTGATGGCTCAAGTCATTCCTCTGGCGGCCACCCCGAACCAAACACTCAAAGCCGTGCTCGGCGGACAATACGCCACGATCCGGCTTTATACCACGACTGTCGGCCTATTTATCGATGTCTCTGTGGATGAATCTCCTATCGTGCAAGGCGTCCTGTGCCTCAATCAAAACCGCCTGATCCGCTACGCCTATTTGGGCTTTATCGGCGATCTTGTATTCGTTGATACCCAAGGCAGCCAAGACCCGGACTATTCCGAATTGGGCTCCCGCTATCACCTGTTGTATTTATCGCCTGGAGACTACGATGCTGGCCTCTAGGCGATTGGAAGTCACGATTACTCTGGCCGAAGGGCAGTTCGGGGAACGCGAGGGCGAGACCGTCATCCTGAAAGATTTCCGCGTCCGCGCTCACATCAACTCGGTCGGCGGCCAGGCTCAGGGACAATGCCAGTGCGTGATTTACGGCCTGCCCTTGTCGACGATCAACAAATTAACCACCATAGGGCCGATCCACGCGCAAATCCGGGGTCGCAATGCACTCAAGATCAGCGCCGGGATTGACGGCGATACATTGCACGATGTGTTCCTCGGCTTCATCCACACTGCGTACGGCGATTTCAACGCAGCCCCTGATGTCGGTCTGGTCGTTATCGCTTATTCCTCGGCACCGGCGCTGGCCAAGCCCGTGGAGCCTACGTCCTATCAAGGCGCTGTGGAGTGCTCGCAAATCATGGCGGATCTGGCGAAAGAAGCCGGCATGGCATTCGTCGATGCGGGCGTGAAGGTCACTTTATCGAATCCGTATTTTTCCGGCACCACGCTGGACAAAATCAAGGCGTGCGCACGGGCGGCGGATATTTATTTCTCGACCGACAAGAACACGCTGTCGATCTGGTCGGTCGGTTCGTTCTCGAAAGACAACACCATCCGGTTGACGCCATCGACCGGACTGGTCGGCTATCCGCAATTTTCCAGTACCGGTATCGCGGTCAAGAGTGTATTCGCACCGCAGGCTGCGCTGGGCGGGAAACTGGAAATCAAGGAATCGGAAGTCGAAGCGGCCAATGGCGAATGGAACATTTTCAACGTGATTCATTCACTGGAGTCTCGGCAGCCGAACGGCGAATGGTTCACGAATCTGGAGGCTTATACCCATGTCGGAAATTAAAGTCGGCTACCAAACCACGGAGCGCCCGGAACACGCGGCGACGCCGGCGAATGCGAACGAGTATCTGATCCGCCAGATTTTGAGCCGGACCAACACCTGCACACTGGTCAGAGTCATGGCCGTCACCAACGATGGCGGCGTCGAGCCGGTCGGATTCGTCGACATCCTGCCGCTCGTCAATCAACTCGACGGCTTCGGTAATGCGGTTCCTCACGGGACGATTTACCACATCCCGTATGCCAGAATCCAGGGCGGGACCGATGCGATTATCCTCGACCCGAAGGTTGGCGACATTGGTATAGCCGTGTTTGCGCAACACGACATATCCAGCGTCAAGGCGAACAAAGACAAGTCGAATCCGGGCTCGTTCCGCCGTTTCGCTCATTCCGACGCTCTATACCTCGGTGGCGTGCTCAATGGAACCCCGGAGCAGTATATTCAATTCAGCGCCGACGGGATCAAAATCCTATCGCCCAAGGCGGTGATTGTCGAAGCGCCCGATGTAACGATCAACGCGACCAACGGCGTCACTATTAATTCGCCTACCGTGACCTGTTCCGGGGATGTCATCGCATCCGGCAAAAGCCTCGTGCATCACACGCACGGCGGCGTCACGTCGGGCTCTGGCAGCACTGGACAACCGAATTGAAACTTAAAAAAGATAACATAGGATTATTGTGGTTTAAATGTCCAGGCTGCGATATGCGTCATCGAGTCGCCGTAGGGGATGGCGGCGGACCTAGATGGGGGTGGAATGGAAGCATGGAAAACCCAACGTTTTCACCTTCAATTTTAGTTGAATGGGAACATGGCCCTAATTATGAAAAACGAGTATGCCATTCCTTTGTTACTGATGGGAATATCCAGTTCTTAGGGGATTGCACCCACAAACTTGCAGGGCAAACAGTTCCTCTGCCGGATATATCATGAACACGCTCGCATTGGACACCCAACGATGGGATATTTTCCTGGACGCCAACGGAAACATTGCGATGGCAACCGAGCCCTATGCAATCGCTCAGGACGTGGCCAGCGCAATCAAGCTGTTCAAAGGCGAGCTCTGGTATAATACAGCGAAAGGCGTGCCGCATTTCCAGGAGATCCTAGGTTTGTATCCACCACAGTCATTAATCAAAAAACGCCTGGTCGAAGCGGCGCTGACCGTGCCAGGAGTCGTTCAGGCGAGGGTTATTAATTTGGGTCTGGTTGATCGGAAATTGACCGGCGAAGTGGAAGTGATTGATACCAACGGCCATAGCAGCGGAGTACGATTCTGATGGCAAACACCAACGTCCCGGCGCTTGAATTCACCCAGTCCGGCGTATCGGTCCCGAGCGAGGCCGACGTGCTGACCGGCGTCCTGCAGGACAATAACTCGGCGTTTGGCGGGCGCCTGAATCCGGCGCTGGAAACCCCGCAAGGCCAACTGGCAACGACCTGGGCGTTCGAGATTGCCGAGAAAAACGCGCAGATCGCCAACATCGCCAATCAGGTCAACCCGGATTTCTCGTCGGGACGCTGGCAGGATGCGATTGCCCGGATTTATTTCATTGACCGGATACCGGCCCAAGGCACCGTCGTTCAAGCGACCTGCATTGGCCTGCCCGGCGTGGTGATTCCGGTCGGCGCTCTGGCTAAGGATTCGAGCGGGAATCTGTATTCCTGCACCCAGGCGGGCACGATCCCGAACACTGGCACGATTACGCTCTCGTTTACCTGCACGACGCCGGGGCCGATCGCGTGCCCTGCCGGAACCTTGACGACGATTTACAAGGCCATACCGGGCTGGGACACGATCAATAACCTAACCGACGGCGTGGTCGGCAACCTGGTCGAATCGCGCTCGGAGTTCGAAGCCCGCCGGCAAGCCTCGGTGGCAATGAATTCGCATGGCTCGGTGCCGTCGGTCTACGGCGCCGTGCTGAATGTTCCTGGCGTGCTCGATGCCTACGTGACCGAGAACACGACCAACGCGCCCATCGTTCAGGGGTCGACCAGTGTGACGCTGGCGCCGCACTCGCTCTATATCTGTGTGGTCGGCGGACTGGCCGAAGACATCGCGGCGGCCATCTGGAGCAAAAAGTCCCTCGGCTGCGACTACAACGGCAATACGACCGTTATCGTTTATGACAAAGACGGATATGATTACCCCTATCCCCAGTACGAAGTCAAATACCAGATCCCGACGGCGGCTTCGGTGTTCTTCGCCGTACAGCTTCAGGCAAACCCGAACATGCCGGCCAACGTCGTCGATCTGGTGAAGGACGCTATCACCGCCGCGTTCAATGGCACCGACGGCGGCACGAGAGCAAGGATCGGCTCGACCCTGGTCGCCGGGCGCTACTACGCCGGCATTGCCGCGATCAGTCCGACCGTGGCCGTCAAGTCCGTACTGCTCGGGCTCGATCAACCGAATTTAACCAGCGTAACGCTCGGCATCGATCAGACGCCGACGTTGTCGCCTCTCAATATTACCGTGACATTAGGATAATCCATTATGGCATCTGCACATTTTACGAATTTTCTCCGGCATTTGGCGAAAGCCGACATTGATTTTGACACGTTATCGTGCAAGGTTCTGCTCGTTTCCTCAGTCCCATCCGAGTCGAATCTGGATACCTGGGAGTTTCGCGTCGACGTGACCAACGAGGTGACTGGCACCGGCTATACGGCAGGCGGCATCGCCCAGGCGTTTACACTGGCCGCGCTGGACACGTCAGGCAATAAACAGGCCGTGACCTACACGAATATCGTCAACGGCTGGACCAGCGCCAGCTTTTCGGCGGTCGGCGCGATCATCTACAAAGACACCGGAAGCTCGGCGACCGACATCCTGATGCACTTCATCGATTTCGGCGGCACCGTCACGGCCTCGTCGGGTAATTTCTCGATTACATATTCCCAGGCTTTCGCGCTCAACCGGTAATCACGCATGGCGTTAACCGTCACCGTCCTGGATTCGATACACGACAACGTCGACCGATCGTCGTACCAGTTCGCGTCGAAAACGTTCGTCAATGACCGGCTGTATCTGGTTTTCGTCACCACGACGCACGGATCTCTGACTCCTCCGGGCGCCAGTTCGATAACCGGGTCCGGGACCGGGTTGAATTTCACGAAACACGGTAGCTCTCTGATTTATGGCAGTGGATTGTGTAAAGCCGAAGTTTGGCGGGCTCAGGTATCCTCCGGAGCGGGCACCGGAACCTTGGTTATGCCATTGTCCGGGAATACGCCAGGGACGAGCTGCAACGCGGTTTTAGTCGAAATCACCGGGCACAAAGGCACCGGGGCGAACGGCCTGGATGCCATTGTGCAGATGGTTACAAATACGGCGACTGCAACGAGTCTGACCGTTAACCTGTCCTCGTTCGCCAGCCCGAACAATCGGCCTCTATCGTACATCGGACACCGGGCACCGGAAGTCATTAATCCCGGCACCGGCTATACCGAATTGGACGACGGGGGGCATCCGAGTCCAAGCATGGGCGTTCAGCTCCAATGGCATTCGTCATCAGCGGACACGTCGCCGAACGCGAGTTGGTCGACCAGTGCCGGGGCGGGCGGTATCGCACTCGAATTGGCGATAGCGGGCACCGATGGCTCAGCTACGGGCGATGTTCCGGAGATCACGACGACTAAAGTTCAGGGTTCCGCATCCGGAACGGCATCCGCTACCGGAGCGGTTGCGGAGATCACGACGACTAAAGTTCAGGGTTCCGCATCCGGAACGGCATCCGCTACCGGGGCTGTGGCGGAGATTACGCTCAGCCCGGTGCTGGGGACAGCTTCGACAGTATCAGGTGCGGTCGGCTCCATTCCGCCGATTACTCTGGATCTGGTTCTCGGTACGGCGACCGGACTTAATACTGCGTTCGGTTCAATTCCTCCGGTTACACTGTCGCCGATTACCGCATCGGCTACGGGAACCACGGCGGGCGATGCGCAGGCATCGGGGTTATTGAGCCCGATTACATTCGATTTGGTTCTGGGTACCGCTGATGCCGAGCATACCGAATACAAAAAAACGATCATCAGCCAGTACGCGAACAGCCCGACGCTGAACCGGCTTTTGTACAATTTCAATCAATACATGAACCCGGCAGCGGATCTGGACGGGTTTTACAATGCGATCTGGAACATTGAAACCGCGACAGACTACGGGCTGGACGTGTGGGGCAAGATCGTCGGCGTCAACCGATATCTGAAAGTCGATGAAGACCTCGATTATCTCGGCTTCGACGAAGCCGGTTCCTGGCAGCCGTTCGGTCAGGCGCCGTTTTATGCCGGCAATATCCAGGGCTCATTCCGGTTATCAAATGATGCGTTCCGGACGCTGATCATGGTCAAGGCGCTGGCCAATATCTCGAGCACAACCGTGCCGGCGCTGAATCGACTTATACAGAATCTGTTCAAGGGCCGGGGGCGCTGCTACGTCAACGATCAGGGCAGCATGGTCATGCGCTATACGTTCGAGTTTTTGCTCAAGCCCTATGAAAAGGCAATCCTGGTCCAATCCGGCGTGCTGCCGAATCCGACCGGTGTTAAAAGCACGTTGCTCCAGGTCACGCCGCCTTTGCTCGGATTTGCCGAGGCGAACGATCCGGATTATGAGGGGTTCGGCACCGGTATCTGGTATTCGGATAAAGTAGTGTTGGCATCCGTCGACACCACGCCGCCGGCGATTCCGGCCAATCTGGTTGTCATCGTGCTGTCTCAGAACAGCATCCGGATCACCTGGGATGCGGTCATCGATGCCGAGCCGGTGCAGTACCGGATATTCCGCAACGGCATCAGTATCGGCACGACCTCGGGCACGACATTCGACGATACCGGGCTTTCAGCGGCCACGACCTACACGTACGCGGTGGCTTCATTCGACACCAACGGCAACAACTCGGAACCGTCGACGCCGGTCTCTGGAACCACCGACGCGCCGGTCATCGATACCACGATACCGACCGCTCCGACCGATCTGACGCTGACCGTCGTCTCGTCGTCCCGTATCGATATGACATGGACGCCATCGACCGACAACGTCGGCGTCATAGGCTACCGGGTATTCCGTGGCGCTACGCTGGTAGCGACCCGATTCAGCACCGACTTTTCGGACACGGGACTTTCGGCATCGACGAATTACACCTATACCGTTGATGCGTTCGACCTGGCCGGCAATTTCTCCGATCCATCGGCGTCACAAAACGCAACGACCTCTTCGGCCACCGATACGCAAAAACCGACAATCCCGGCGACCCTGACCGCAACGGCGTTGAGCTCGTCGCAAATCATGCTGTCCTGGCCGGCATCGACCGATAACGTCGGCGTCACCGGCTATAAGATTTACCGAGGCCAAGCGGCATCGAGCACCACCGTCGGCTTCGTTGGCGCGTCCATTTCGATGAACGCGATCAACGGAGCGCACACGGTCGGCTCCAGCCGTTTCTGGTATCCGGTTCCTCAATTCGGCGGCGGTGGTCTCTGGAAATGGGCGCAAAACCTGACCAACAGCAATGCGTTTTGGGCGGATTTCGACGCAGCCTATCAGGCGCAGCCATCCAACATCATCTGGTGGCAGCTCGCGGCGGTGGCGACCGACAAGGCCAACGAAACCTATACCAACGCGGTTAAGGTATTCAACGAAATCAAGCGGCGCATTCCGAACGCCACGGTCTACGTTTCGGCGCAGCCGTTCTACACGCCGTCGACTCACGTCTGCACAATAGCCGGCTCCGACGGCCCCGCGCGAATGGCGGCATTGGTGGATCAATTAGTGGCCAACGGCGTTTGTCTCCTAGGCCCGGTCATGGGGCCGTTGAATGCCTCGACTCAGATCCTGCCGAACGACAGTTGTCATGCGAATACCGATGGCGAAAATATGGAAGGCCAGCAGCTCATAGACTTCTTCCAGAATATCCCGGCAACCACACGGACCCAGGTCGGCACATCGACAACGACGACCCATACCGACAGTGGCCTGGCCGCCTCGACTTCCTATACTTACACCGTCTCGGCTGTTGACGCGGCAGGTAACGAGTCTGATCAGTCCGTAGTCGCCACCGCGACGACAGCCTCGACCACTGGGTTCAACAACCGTCCGGTCGGCCTGTACTCGCTCGACAGTCCGGTTGATCTGCCGTTTGTCGACGGGATGCTGTACCGCACCGGATGGAAGACGTTCGAGACATCCCAGGGCGTTTACAATTTCTCGTCGATTGAATCGAAAATCGCGGCGCTGCCGGCCAACCAAAAACTGACGCTGGCGATCTTCGCCATTGCCGGCGCACGAAACGACGTACCGTCGTATGTCATCACCGGCGCCGGAACGGAAACCTGGACCGACACGCAAAACGGCAAAAACCCACTGCCTTGGAACGCCTACGCGCTGTCCCGCTGGGATGCGTTGTGCGAGGCTCTAGCGAACCACGTTTATCAAGGCGTGGCGCTGAAGGACCACCCGAAACTGGCACAAATCGATTGCTCAATCATCGGCACCCAGGGCATCCGACTTCGAGATCCTCTGTCGGTCCCAGGCTATACGGCGCAGAAGTACAAAGACGCCTGCATCGCCGCCGTTACGTCGATGGCCTCCCGGTTCCCGGCTAAAAACTGTTATGTCGGACTGTTCGGCATTGGCGGACAAACCTACCCGGCCGGTACCGCCGAGGCACAGGCGATACGGGACGCGCTGCTGGCGACATTCGACGGCGTATCCAGGAACCGAATTAATTTCTTCCAGGAAACATGGACCGGCATCGCGCCGGAGGTCGGATCGCCCCAGGGGAATCTGGTCTACGACGTGCGCACGAAAACCTCGATCATGCTGCAGGCGTGCTGGTCCTGGATGCGGGCCTCTTCGGGAACTCAATGTACCTGGGTCCGGAACGCTCAGAACGCGATCATCGACACGCCGCAGATGGGCGTCGATAACGCGGCCCAGTTCGGTTCGGCCTGTACCTATTTCGAGATTTACAACGACGATTTACAAAACTCCGCCTACCAGTCGACCTGGCAGGCGCTCCATGCGAGTCTGCCGGCCCATTAGAGGAACTTATGAAATACACCGACATACCTACCCGAGTCCCGCTGCCGTTTGCGAACGCGGGAACGAAAAACACCATTCCGACGGCCTCGCAAATTTCGGTCACGCCGGGCGCGGCCTCGCTGAACGACGGCTTTCCGCCGCTGTGTTTCACGCCGAAAGCGGCTGGCGGTATTCCGCCGTCCGGCGCCGACATGAACGGCATCCTGAACATGATTACGGCGAATACGATGTGGGCTAATGCCGGCGGGATTCATCCCTATAACTCGGCATTCTCGACGGCAGTCGGCGGATACCCGAAAGGAGCTCTGGTTCGGAATTCGATTGGCGATGGATTCTGGGAATCGCTCATCGACGACAATACCGCCGATCCTGATAGCGATACGACCGGGAAATGGTGGCCGTTCGGCAAAACGTCGGTGGCCGTGATTACGCTGAGCAACAGCAACGTGACGCTGACGCCGACACAGTTCTCCGCTGATGTCATTTCTCTGGTAGGCACGTTAACCGGAAACGTCCAGGTGATTCTGCCGAATCTCAACGGCAAACAATGGCTCGTCATCAATAACTGTACCGGTGCGTTCACGGTAACGTGCAAAACAGCGGCAGGAACCGGCGTCGTCCCGAACGGATACGGCGGCAGCAAACGAATCATCGGGGACGGGACGAATATTCTGAGCCTGGGCGTTTCCGTGGTTACGCCGCAGCAGGCCTATACCATCGGATTCACGCCGGTTTCGGCAACCACCTACGATAAAACCGTGTCGTTCACGGCGCCCAGCGACGGCTATATTTACGGCACGAGCGTGATTAACGTGGGCGGCAACGTGGGCGATGCCGGTTTCCCGATCCCATGCACGAACAAGGTAATCATCAACGGCACGGAATACCAAGGGGATACGATCATTCATGGCATGGTTAATTTCGGCATTCAATCGGTGCTGAGAAACACCGCCTGCACCGTGACCAGTCGATTTATTGCCGGAACGACCGGCAGCGCGTTTCCGACGTGCAGCCAGATTGTCACCTCGATTTTCATCCCGAATCCATAAGGAGACCCCATGCAATATTATGTTATTGGCGACAACGGCGGACCGGTCACCGGCAGCGGCATGACGCCGGACGGGACCTACCCTCCGGGCGCAATCCCGTGCGACGCCTATGTCTACCAGAATCCGCAGCTATTCGAGATCCAGGGCGGTGCGCCCGTAATATCCAACGCGCGGCAATTGCAGCAGGCAAAAGCGGCCAAGTTGTCCGAAATCACTGCCGATTACGCGGCGGCCACAACCGCCGATATCGCCTACATGAGCACCACATTCCAGGCCGACCCGGCGTCCATCAATACGATGGACCAGGTCCTCTCGGGATCGGCTATGGGCCTGCCACCCGATTTTTACTGGGTTGATGCGGGTAACGTGCAAGTGCCAATGACGTTGGCGCAGCTCCAGGGACTGGGCGCGGCGATCATCGAGCGGAACTGGGAGGCGTTTAAAGTTCTGCAGGACAAAAAAACGCTATTGGCCTCGGCGGCCACCATCGACGATGTCAACGCGCTATGACACGGAGAGATGCGGAGAGATGCAATGCAAAACAGGGACCCTTTCGCGTGGGACAAAGAGACGGTGACAATGGCCGTTGGCATGGCGCTTTTCGGAGCCCTGCTTAACTGGGCAACGAAAATGAGATCCATGAAAAAACACCTGTCGCTGGAATTGTTTATCATGGGGTCATTCGAGCTGATTTATGATTTGCTCGTCGGGGGGTTTTTGGGCCTTTTGACCATCTTGATTGCCTACAAATTTGATTTGGATATGGCCACGCTAGGGATTTTGAGCGGGGCATTCGGTCATGCCGGACCGAGATTGCTGTACATCATCCGGAAATACACAATCAAAAAGACCGGTGAATATTTAGATGAAACTAGACATTTAACAGAAGGTGAAACCATGGGAATTCTAGCAACAATTTTACTTCAACCGTCCACATGGCGCGGAGTCATTATGATTTTAACCGCCGTGGGCGTCCTTAATGCGGACGATGCGCAAACCGCCATTAATATTTTAGGCAGCGGCGTTGCCGGGTCCGGCGCTCTGGGATTGATCCCGGATCAACTGAAAAAAGGCAGTTAACATGACCAAAATTAAACCGTTATCCTTCCTGTTCGCCGCCGAGGTGCTGCTGCTGATGGCGATCGCCTATGCGCAGCCGGTCCATGCATTGACGGCGCCAAAAAACCTAACCGCGAACGTTGCCTCGACAACGCAGATCAACCTCAAATGGGATCGGGTATGGGGCGCGTCCTCTTACCGCGTGTTTCGAGCGAGCAAACAGATTGCGACTGTGCGCGGGACTACGTTTTCGAACATCAACCTGACCCCGAATACCAGCTACAGCTACAACGTGGCGGCGGTCGATACCCGATGGCGGCAATCCCCGCTATCGAATACGGCAACGGCGACCACTCTGACCGATACGAATCCACCGCCAACGACAACGGCGGAAGTTGGGTATATCGGATGTTCGATGACAATGGCGGCCGCCAACGGCGCATTGAATCTCGGTATGACCAATCTCTGGAGCACGAAGCCCGAGTACGGCGGCGGCGGGATCTCGCAATGGAAGGACTTTAACTCGAAGTATTGGACCGCGTTCCAGAATGCGTATAACGCGCAACCGGTTAATGTGATCTGGTACGAATTGTGCGCAGTCGAACAGACCAAGGCGGACGAGACCTACGATAATGCACTGCTTATCCTGGATGAACTAAAACGGCGCATTCCTGGAGTAACCGTTTATGTTTCTGCGCAACCTGCCTACAATCCTTCTTCTCATGAATGCGGGATCGCAGGCGTGGGCGGTCAGTCTCGTATGGCGTCGATCGCTGCACAGCTTGTTTCTGCTGGCGAAGCGATTACCGGGCCGACGCAAGGACCGCTTGAATATCCATCGCAAGTAAAGACAGACGGCTGTCATCCGATCGCATCAGGCGAGCAGGTCTTGGGCAAGCAATTGATGGATTTTTTTTTAACTAAAACTCCACCACCGCCATCAGCCAGCGCTGGAATCGCATCGGGTCTTTTTTTAGTCGATGACCGGAGTGCCGATTACAACAAGGCTCTAACTGATCCTAATATCGATGGGACTATTATCCGTTCGCAATGGAGCCAGTTAGAGCCGACCGAAGGCGCGTATAATTTTAAACCGCTGTGCGATCAAATCACGGCGGTTCATAAGTTGAATAAGCAAGTAGCGGTCATTAACTATCCCTTGCCGCCTAGCTGGTTATTAGCTAAAGTTCCAACATCGGAGCAATGGACTCTAAAGCTTGGGGCTCGATCAGTACAAACAATTACCCCGTGGAACGCTACCGGGCTTGCGGCAATGGAAAAGCTGGCCAATGCTCAGGCTAACTTTGTCTGTGAAGGGGTTAAGCTGAAAGAACATCCCAGTGTTACGCAAGTGGATCAGACTGTTTTTGGGGCGCTATCGATTCGTGATAAGCCGGATAACTCGACACTATCGCAAATGACTGATGGCGTATTAAAGTCAGTTGATATATGGAAAACAGCATTCACTGTTCCAAATGACAAGAAAGCTTATTTCCTAGGAACGTTTCCTCTAGGACGTGGGACAACGGCAGTTGCAGACTCGAAAGCTATTGTCAGTGAAGTATTAAAACGATACCCGTTAACTCATACCTTCCTTGAGAACCACGACGTAACCGGGATAGGCAACTCGGAGCCGTTCAAGCTGGCCAAATATCATATTGTTCAGGCTTGCGGG